CGCGCAAAATTTTATGGGCGTTATCTTTTCCCCCCCCCCCCCCGCCACTATCCACCGCCATTGCAAGGATTGGCATGAATCCGCCATCTAAGCCCTCAATACGATATTGCTTATTGAGTACATCACTAATGAGTAAATCCCAGTCCTCAGGGTAGGCGGACGGATCAATCGGGAGACTTTCTCCGTCAGCATTGGCCCGCATTGATGATTTGATGTTGTATCGATCAATGAGCCACCGTTCGCTGTTTTCGCCGTAGCCCACAATTTGGACTACAAAGCGACGATTCCGCCCACCCTGTACGTCAACCGCAGCCAATAAAAAACGGCACCCATAAGGTACCGTTCTTTTTTCGGTTTCTTCGCGCCGCTCCATCAGCTCATCACTTCGGCGTTGCTCAAGCGCCGAGCGCGGCAAGTACGGCAATCCGCAGTCAGTATTTGTTACTGCTTTTAGCGTTTCCTCACTGCCGGTCATCTCGTAATCATGCTCGGCAGTAAGTAATTTATAAATTAACTGATCCCACTTTTGATAAGCGGCCGCCGGACCCTCAAGCCAAAACGACGCAATACGGGACTTTCGCCCCTCTCCGTGGATAACGCCGTTTTTGTCTATCGTTTGCCCCTCTTTAAGCCATTTTCCGCCAACATTTAGCCGACGTTTCAAATCCGGCTCAATCAGATTCTGACAGTGCGGACACTGTAAGCGGGCTTTTTCGCTTGCTTTGACAAAATCAGTATCATCACGATAGCCGACCATGTTTACCATAGACGGCTCAAACCATTCCGAGCATTGCGGACATTGCCAGTAAAAACGGCGTCTGTCACCTCGGTTATACAATGACAAAATCCCCGTTGTTGGCGGGGCTTCATGTGTCGATTTCGGATGATACTTGAGATCAACAATATCCTTGCCCGGCGAACTCTCTACAAGCGTCATACCGGCACTCATAAATGTAGTCGTCCGCTTAGATGCCAAACTAAATCCATCGCCCTCGCCGTCCACATCATCGGGCCAACGGTCATAATCAGTTAATGCAACGTATTTGTAATCGGATGATGACAGCACGTTAATAGACGGCCAGCCAATTTTTAACAGATTCCCTGCGCGAAAATATTTGTCATGGACGTTGTTATCATTTTTACGCGGACTTAACCGCTTTTCGATCTCGGGCGAACATCTAAAAGTGCGGTCTAATCTTTTGCGACTATGTTCACTGGCTTTTTCTTGCGTCAACTGCACCAGTAAAAAATCAGATGGATCACAAATAATGGAGTATGTGATCCACCCGTCAATCAAACCGATTGTTTTACCGGTACGCGCTGGGCCGACAAAAATCACCGCGTCATATTCACGTGAGTTTAAGCAGTCCATCGGCTCAATAACATAGCCGACTGTATCTTTATCCCATTTAACAGAGTTTCCGCCACCGCGCGGCACTCTCATATATTCCGCCACCGCTTCCGATACTTTCATTCGGCGCGGCGCTTTAATTAATCCTGCGACATCTCGGCGGATGTCTTTTGCTGATGCAAACATTTTTAATCACTCTCCGCCGATTTATCATCAAAATTTTGGACGTGTACTGATAACTGATCGCGCAAGTCGTCTATCTCTTGCTGCAATCTAATTACCGCACTTGTCGGCAATCCACAGTCACGCTCTAAAATATCCGGCAATGTCTCCAAAGTCTGGACGACTGCTTTAGCCATCGCGCTCATTTCTTGAGAGACTTCATACGACGGGATTAGCTCGCCTGTGTCGCGCTCATATTTCAACCTTTCGTTTTCCGCTTGCCAAAAAGCCTTTCGATCTTGCGGACCTAAACTATCGACATCCGCCGACATCTTTTCCACCAGCGCCAATCTGATTAAATCCGACAGTGAGTAGAGCTTTAATTTAGCATTACTACCCACAGTCGGAGTTAACCCAGCAAGCCGTTGAGACACCGTCTGGCGGTGCATTCCGGAGATTTCGGCAATCTGATTAATGTTTAATTTAATATCAAACAAATTATCCATTTTTACCAAAACTCCAAAAAACGAAAGAACAAAAAACAACCGAAATTAGCACATGATGATGATGCCTGAAAATTCAAAAAACTGCCGAAAACCGCGCGCCCGAAACCCCGTGGAAAGGGGAGTCCCCTCAGGAGTACCTTTTGCCGAAAAATATTTGCAAAATATTTTGTGATTTTGTGATTAATCTCTTGCTTTTGTGTGTATGCGTGTGTATAATAACCTCAGATTAAGACGAAAGGAGATAGCATGCACTCAAGAGACTTAATCAAGGAGCTTAAAGCAAACGGTTGTGAGTTTGTAAGGCACGGCAAAGGAGACCACCAAATATGGTATTCTCCAAAAACTGGAAAGAATTTTCCGGTGCCACATCCGAAACAAGATTTACCAATCGGAACTTTAAAATCCATTAAAAAATCGGCAGGGCTTTAATAGCTCTGCCGAGCTTTAACGGAGGTAATATGTTATTTACAGTCGGCGTAGAGACGCCAAAAAAAGACAATGAGGCGTTTGGGATGGCTGTCCCAGCCTTATTCACAGAAAGTTATAGTTGCTTTAGCGGTGCCGATAGTGTCGAAGATATTGTGCCAATGGTAACGGACGCAATACATAGCATGCTTGAGGTAATGCTAGACGATGGTTTTGATATATCAACAATCAAAGACAAAGGCTTTATGCACTACAAAACAGATCCGGAATTTGAATTTTGCGATACTTGGTTGTTAGTGGACGTTGATATAACCGCTTATTTTGGTAAGCGTCAGCGGATAAACATCACACTACCTCAGCATTTACTTGAGCGTATAGATCAGCGTGTATCAACTAACCCAAATTATAAAGACCGTAGCCACTTTTTAGCGGTTGCATCGCAAAAAGAATTATCATCATCTTTTTGATTTTGTAACATTTACATCACATAACTTAGATATAACCCCGAGATTTTTAACATCTTGAGTGGAGGTATAGCTGAGATATGTAGCATATATAAAACAAAGGCGACTGTTGTTAGCCGCCTTTGTTTGAGAATTAAATATTAAATACCGTCTTACCTTGCTCATTGGTAACGTAGATGTGGTCTCCTGCACCAATTAAGCTATATGCGATCTCTTTCTCAATACCAAGATCCCCGTACTGCTCATCCGGTATAAAATCAAGCATCACACCAATGATCTTATCTGTTGGATTGTTTCGAGCCGAGCAGTAGATTGACTCCTCACGGACAACCTCTTTACACTCTTGGTCTCCATAAATTGGTTGAGTGTAGTAGATTCCGTTAAGCGCGGTCGGCTCTTCTTTTAGCTTGTCAGCCAGTCTAAGCATCTCTTTGTACTCACGAGAGGTCTCATTGTAAAATGCAAAGCTATTGCTTTCGGTGATTGACGTTACACCGTCTTGGATAATTTTGATTGTTAGCATTGTTTGCTCCTGTTGTTTTTTGTTGATAAAAAAAGACCGCACTAATTGGCGGCCTTGCGTGTTGAAATGTATATTAATCAAGTTGGCTCGTATGCCACTTGTCGCTATTTAACTTTCCCTGTGGCTTTATACTTGGCAACCCATTCACGGTTTCTTAGCACGCTAGTTATCCGGCATTTAAACCCTGACTTATCTACGTCATAAAGGGCATAACTAGGATAAACGCTAATGATTGTGCCATCCGTATAAGCAATCATGACATCAATATAAGGGATGTCGGTAAATGCATTTTGAAACATCACCTTATTATCAGTAAATGGATAGCTGTTAGCGTTAAAGGTTATCTCCCCTATCTCACTAACATACTCTGGCTCTACTGATTGACTACCACCCTTAGGAAGGTTGTCAATCTTGGCAATAATTAACTTAATTGACTCGGCAATGGGCTCTAGCGCTTGCGGGACTTCCGGGGTTTGGTTGTTAATCAATCCCTCGGTTATCTGCTTGAGTTGAGATAGGTCAACGCCTTTGCTTTGTGGGGATGGTTTGTCTCCATCAATAACAAATCCCTTAGCAATGCTTACTTTGATTACTCTCATTTGCCTACCTTGTGATGTCGTTAGTGATGTTTACCGCGCCACACAAAATAGTCTTAACTCGACCTTGTGGACTAGTGACTTGTAAATCATAGGCGGCGGTAGTCATGCTTAATACTGAAGACTTATCCTTGCTTATGACTACTTGGATTATGTTGCCTTTGGTGACTATATCGCCATTGTCTGACGAGAGGTCGACTAATACCGGAGCACCTGGTTTGCGTCTTATCTGCATATTAAAGCGATAATCAGATAACGCACCATCCTCAGGGTCGAGCTCAACCTCAATTGGGATTGCTATGTCGTCACCTTGATACAGGTCTAAATCCTCAACGACTACATCACTCATTTGCCCGCCTTGCTTTGAGCTATCCATTTATTAAGGTTATCAACTTGACTTGCGCACTTGTCGCGCTCTGCTGTGACTTTAACAAGCTGTAATACGACATCTCCGTAAGTCTCCCCGGTAAATGCCGTCTTAGCACATGGTACTGTGTAAGCCTGTGGAGGGTAGATGTATTCCGCTTTTGTTGTCACCTTACTTGTACAGGCGCTCAAGAGCAGACTGAGGGAGCTTAGTACGGTAACAAGGCTGAGTTTTGATGATAGTTTTAACTGATTCAACATTTTCAAGTGCCACCCTTTCGATTTCTTCATTTCGTTGCTGTTGCGCGATCACGGCATCGCGCTCTTGTTGCAGCGCCACATTTAAGGCTTGGTTAGCCTCTTCCTGCTGTTTAATGGTTTGGGCTTGGGCTTGGTTTTCGGCCGTCATCTCATCAATAGTACTGCCCTGGTACCAAATCCAACCACCCAAGCCCAAAATCACAGCTAAAAATAATTGATTTAAAATATTCATAAGTCTATGCCATTAGTTTGCGGTAGAGCTCACAGCGATCGGACAACCCATTGGTTCCGCCATTAATTCGGATTGTTGCTTTTTCGACGCTGTTTAGACTTGCAATATCGTTTGCTAACCAATACCAAACAGCGGCTGACACTGCTAAGTCTAAATCCTCCGCCACCTCATGTAGCGCAAAATCACGACCTAGCCAGTTGCGAAAAGCAACATAATTTTTCTTTCCGGTGATTTGGATAAGCCCGCGCCCACGATACTTCCAGCCATCCCCGCTATCCTCGTCACCGTTGCCCATGCGATTAGCATACACACGATTTGCAATTTGCTCAGGTTTGCGTGCGTATTTCATTGCTGTGTATTTATCAAAATATTTGCGGAATACCTGAGTTAGCGCGTAATCCGAGTAGTTTAGATTTTCGGCAAACGTGGTAAATCCTGCACTCTCATGTCCGCATTGAGCTAAAAACATAGCTTGTTGCATTTTGCTAATACAACCTGCTTTTGTAATTTGCTTTGCGATAGCGTTATACACGCCAGGTTTGGCGCGCGGAAACACTTTGTTAAAATCACTCTCTGAAATCAGTATCATTGTATTTGCCTCCACGTCCGCCCCTAAAATCAATATCTCCATCATCTACACGGCGGTTAATAAATCGGAATAAAAATTCGCGCATTTTTTCGGTCCCGATAAATCCAATCATCGTGCCAATAAAGCCGGCGAATTCCGAATGCCCAAAAACATGAATACAAATAGGCACCGTCACACCAGCAATAGACGCACATATAGCAGCATCTAAAATCATATATCTAAACGCGGGCTTTTTGCGCATAAAGCCCATCCGAAGCAATGACATGACAACAGCAGACCCGGCACTTTGGATCGTTCCGTTGCCTAAGTTGACTTGTAACCAAGACCAAATCATTGCCCATAAGTCAGGTTCTTTCATCGGCATTTTATTCATACTCCACCCCGCTTTTCTCGAGGTAATAAAAAAGCCCACCAATTACGGTGGGCGTGAATTCTGCTAAAATTAATTTTCCACAACTAAATCAGCAGAGATTAAAAATGATTGAAATTGATAAATTAAATGATGGTTACTATAACTTCCCGTATCAATCAGGAGAAGGAGACTCAACAAGCGACACATCATCTCCCTGTGTCGGAGGTTTAAACTTAATTAAATACCCAAATCTCATAGAAGAGATACCTGAAGCAAAATATTCCCCTATGCTAAAAAAACTGCTCATTGACCTTAACAAAGAAGACTCACCTTACCTCACGTTAGGTTGTGGCTATTGGGCATTTAAGGACAACAGGGACACATCTTACACTTATCTTGAGTTTTCCTTCAAAAATATCAAAACGGCTCAAAACCTTTCATTTATCCAAACTATTGATGAACAATTTATCGATTATTTACACACTCATCGCGAACAACTGGGGAGTGAATTTGGCGTGCCGCCTGAAGCATTTGATACAGCTCATTTAGCTTTTGCCTGGAATTATCGTCCATTTTCTTATTTTGGAAGCGAAGAACGCACCTTGCTCTATTTTCAAGCCGGTAGCCCACAACATCAAGATCTCGAAATATTCCTTGATCTACTTCATCGTTTTCTAACCGAATATTTACAAGTGCCATCATAATCACCAAACAAAAAGCCCCGACCGTTTCCGATCAGGGCTTGTAATAATTTCTTTGTGCGTTCGCTATGCGCTAAAACCGCAACTTACATATAATGATACATTTTTAGTGCGCACTGTCAAGCACTTATGCAACAAAAATACATTTTTGGCACTCAATCATCAAAAGCA